TCACAAGTATTAAATTACAGACGACCACATAAACATGGGTTAGCTGGATGGGGTGAGTATCTTAAGTATCATAAAGGTAACTATGATGATTGGTCACACTTTTCTGATACAATGATGGAATACTGCGTAAGAGATGTTAAACTAAACACTACAATATATAAGCATCTTTTAGTAGAGCTAGGTAATATAGCAGAAAAGAATCCATTAATACGTAAAGGTTTACGAAATGAAATGGCTGCTGCAAAGTTTGATGCAGAATGTAGATATACTGGTTGGGCTTTCAATATAAACAAAGCTAATTTATTATTAGATAGTATTGAAACAAACATGCACCACATTGAAAAGATTATTGAACCTAAGTTGCCACCGGTTACTAGGTTAATTGATAAGCAACCTAAGACACCTAAGTATACTAAGAAAGGTTATTATACTGCAGCTACTGCACGTATGTTAAGTGAGTATCTTAATATGGATATTAAACCTGAAGATACACGTAGATGGCCTGCAAATAAAGAGTTTCAAAGAAAAGAAACTAAGAAAGCTAACATGGGTAATCTTGCACAAGTTAAAGAGTATCTATATTCAATTGGATGGGAACCTGATGATTGGAAAATGGAAAGATTTGGTAGAGAGTTTATTAAGAAAACACCTAAGCTAACTAAGACTTCATTAGAAAAACTTGGTAATGAAGGTATAATGATTGACCAGTGGACTACCTTTAGATCACGTAAAGGTGTTGTTGAAGGCTGGCTTAATAACTTAAAAGATAATAGATTGCATGGTAAACTATGGATAGTAGGTACACCTACATTCAGATGTCGTCATGAAGTTATTGCTAATCTTCCAGCAGCTAATGCTACACTTGGTAAATCAATTAGAGAATTACTAGTAGCTGAACCTGGTAGAAAGATTGTAGGTGCAGACTCTAGTGGTAATCAATTCAGATCATTAGCGCATTATGTTAAATCAGACAGTCTTACAAATCAAATACTTGATGGAGATATACATCAGTATAATGCAGATATTATTAAGACTGATAGACGTACTGCAAAGACCTGGATCTATGCATTTCTATTTGGTGCTGGTGCAACTAAACTTGGTAAAGTACTTACAGGCAAAGGTAACTTAAATGCCGGTAAAGAATCTATCGAAAGATATGGTGATGCTATACCTGGTTTGAAAACACTTAAAGATAATTTAATATCAGCATGGAATGTAACAGACGCACATAATTCTAAGGTTGAAGGTTATGTTCCTGGCCTTGATGGTCGTAAAGTATATGTACCACAAGACTATCAAACTCTTAATTACTTATTGCAAAGTTGTGAAGCTATCACTACTAAAGCTGCATTACATTATCAAATGAAAAAGATTAAGGAAGAAAAACTTAATGCTGATCCTAGACTTTATTATCATGACGAAGTAGCATGGTCAGTAGCAGAAGAAGATGCTCAAAGAGTATTAGAAATACTTACAGAATCATTTGCTGAAGGTCCTAAAGAAATGGGAGTTACAATTATGGCAGGTGAAGGTACAATTGGTAATAACTATGCAGAGGTGCACTAATGATAGTAGATATTAACGTAACAAAAGATTTTGTTAATCAAAGAGATGCCCGCGCTGAGATGTATAATCCACGAGGACGCTCACTAGAACAATTAAAACTTGATATTGAATGTGAAATATTTGAATGGCACATGATTGATAGAGGTACATGGCAAGACCATGATGCTTGGCAAGTCGATGGTGTCGATCAATTATATAATAATGTTGATGTTAAGTTTATTAAAACCTGGTACAATATACCATGTAATAAAATGGTTTACTTATTAAAGCAAAGAAATATAACAGATAACTTTTATTTCTGTGAATGGAAAGATAGACCGCAAAGATTATTAAAACCTGGTGATATGGTTAAAGTAAATACTCTTGGTATACTAGAATACTGGGAATTAATTGATTTAATTAAACCTTCTAAGTTTAACGGATTTTATGCAGATATTCGTAAACATTTAGAAAGAAAGGAAGTACATGGAAACTAAACACATGCTTGTAGATACTGATTCTATATTCTTTAAGATAGCATATAAATCTACTAGTCAAGCTCAGCTAAGGCGAAACTATAATGCGTTTTGTAGAAACATGGAATTAGAAGTTAAGAATAGAATTATTAATTTATTTAATGATGATGAACAGCTAAATATTTTATATGCAGTTAAAGGTAAAGGTAACTTCAGAAAAGATTTAAGCTCTGATTATAAATCTAATCGTCCTGAACTTGATAAGAAAATAAGAGATAGCTTAAATTATTTACATAAATATTCTGTATCTAAAGGTGCTGTTCAAGCAGACGGTATGGAAGCTGATGACTTAGTTTCTATATGGGCTTATGAAGCTATGGATAACAACGAAGAATATGTAATCTGTGGTATTGATAAAGACTTACTTCAAATACCTGGCCAACATTATAACTATGGTAAAGATACTTGGCAGTTAATTAATGAAGAAGAAGCATTGCATAACTTTTATATTCAATGTTTAACTGGTGATAGCACTGATAATATTCCAGGTCTTAAAGGTATTGGTCCTAAGAAAGCTGAAAAGATATTAGCGGGTGTACCACTATCAAGACAATGGAATAAGATTAAAGTAACCTGGAAAGAGCATGGAAGATCTGAAAAAGAACTTAAGCTAAGCCATAGGTTATTAGCTATGCTTAAATCATGGAGTGAATATGAAGATCTTAGAACACACATTCAAGCTAAAGCCCCTATCAGCAAATCAAATGACGTACAGGAACAAAGCAATAAAGCAAATTAAGTACGTTGAATATCAAAATGAATTAAGAGACGAACTCAAAGGAGTTGAGTGGCCATTTGAACCATTACAACTTCTTGAGTTTGAAATTATTGCTGGCGTATCTAACAGAGCAGCTGACTTAGATAATATAGTTAAGCCTTTGTTAGATACTTATCAAAGTATCTTTGAAGAATTTAATGATAATAAAGTTTATCATATAAAATTAACTAAACAAATAACAAATAAAGGTGATGAGTATCTATATGTAAAAGTCGAAAGGTATATAGATGCTATACCATTAACAGTAGTAAACAACAAAGAGTTGTTAGAAAGGACAGTACAAAGTGGGAAATTATAAACAAACATCATGCCCTAAGTGTGATTCATCAGATGCATTTACAATCTATGAAGACGGCGCGTATTGTTTCTCATGTCAATATTCAACTAAGAAAGTAAACATTATGAATGACTTAGAACCTGTTGCTAAACCTAATAGCAGCATGACAATCAATGAAATTAACGACTTAAATAGTTTTCCTATTAATAGTCGTGGTATATCTAAACAAGTAGTAGATCACTTTGGAATTAAGATGGCAGTAAATCCTGACGGTTCCGGTGGTTCACACTTTTATCCATATACTGCTAATGGTAGGGTAACAGTAGTTGCATATAAAGAACGTAACTTACCTAAAAACTTTACAGTACATGGTAACTTTAATAATATAGAATTGTTTGGCCAATCAGTTGCTAGCGGTGGTAAAACACTTGTTATAACTGAAGGCGAACTAGATGCTTGCGCAGTAGCTCAGGCATTCTTAAATAAATATAATAAAATATTTCCAGTAGTATCTATACCTAGTGCTACAGGTTGTAAGGTTGTATTAGAACAACGAGAATGGATTAGACGATTTGAATCAGTAATATTATTCTTTGATAAAGATGATGCTGGTCAAGCCGCAGTACAGAAAGTTGCTAAGATAATCGGTGCTGGTAAAGTTAAGATAGCTAAGCTATTAGAGAAAGATCCATGTGAACAACTTATAAAGCATGGCCCAGCAAGTTTATTACAAAGCTATTGGGATGCAGAAACATGGTCTCCTGCTGGTTTAGTAATGGGTGAAGCTATATGGGAACAGTTTCAACAGCGACAAAGAACTAAGTCGAGACCTTATCCTAAATGTTTAACAGGATTAAACGATAAACTTAAAGGTATTAGACAAGGTGAAATTACTTTGTTCACTAGTGGTACTGGCTCAGGTAAATCAACTATTGTTAAAGAAATTGTAATTGACTTATTAAAAGATAAAGAAAATAAAATCGGTTTAATATCACTCGAAGAAAGTGTAGGTGATACAGCTGAGAAGTTTATTGAAATGTCATTGAATCAAAAGCTAGATCACGAAACTAATAATCTTTCTGATAAAGATTTACGTAATGGCTTTGAATCTATATTTGCAGATGAACGATTAGTTTTGTTGGATCACCAAGGTTCTGTAGGTGATTCAACATTAACCGATAAAATAGAATATATGTGTCTAATGGGTTGTAAGTATCTTGTATTAGATCATATTACTATTGCAGTATCAGAAGGATCAGAAGGTTTATCTGGTAACGAAGCAATAGATAAAGTAATGAGTGACTTACTTAAAATTGTAAAGAAACATAATGTATGGTTATGTTTAATATCACACTTAAGGAAAGCTCCTGGAGGTGGTGCTTCATTCGAGGAAGGAAAGCTAGCTTCTATAGATGATATTAAAGGTAGTGGTTCTATCAAACAAATATCATTTGATATAGTAGCATTTGCTAGAAACCTAGTAGCTGATAATGCAACTG